ATAATTCTATCCGGTATTTGAAAAGGAGTATCTATATTTGTATCCTGGATTGGGAAAACCGCATCTCCAATTATATCCGGTATTATAATTGGAGCCGGTTCATATATTGGTTTAATTACGGTAGCAGGTATTAGTTGTGGCTCAATTGGTGGTACATCTATTACAGAGATTTCTGTTTTTGGATATTCAATAATAGGTGGTTGTGGTGGCACATCATCAAATGCAACCGAAACCGTATTTGGTGAATAAACTATGCGTTTTCTTTCAGTTTTAGTTGCATATGAATCGATATTATCTTTAATTTCTTTTCGTAATTCAACTACTGTAAATTCTTTTGGTATAGATTTTATAGTTGTATTTCTTCTTTTAAGTGTTTTTATATTAACCTCTACTGATTTAAATAGTATATTTTGCAACTCTGCTATTAAATTTTGAAAATCATATTGTTCACAATCCTCAAATCTTTTTATTGCAAGAGGGTTTCCGTAATTACTTTGAGTAATATCGTATTCTTTATTATTTACCCAATATGTTACACTATCTTTAAAGTTTGAAAATATACGATTTCTAAATGTTTCAAAATTAGATAATCCAAAATCTTTTTTAAGAACTTGTAAAAAATCATTGCCAAATTTAGAAACAATTGCGTCATTTATTTTAGTAATATTTTCATTTTCAAATGAATCCAATGTATCTAATATTTGTTTTTTATAATATTTGAAATCCTGATTTAAATTGTTTATGTTAGAAAAATCTTTTTTATTTTTTTCAGTAATATTAGAATCACTAACTTTTAATGGTAAAATACGTATCTCTTCTCTGGATGGTGATATTTCTTGTATCCATACACGCGTTAATTCATTTTCAGAACCAACTCGATTACGTACAAAGTTTATATTAACTTTAAGAATACCATTTGTAAATCCTAACTTATTTAATAAAGTTTCTATATCAATTGCAAATTCTTTTTTACCTACGGTATTTGTAACATTGTACATATAGTTTTTAATATCCCCTGTTTTAATGTAGGCTACATTATTACCAGATTTTTGTGGTAATAGGTTGTTATTTATATCATATACTGATACTTCCATAACATCATATTTACATTCACCGAAATCGGTATCTTCTATCTCACCTTTTGTTACAATAAATAAATCATCGTATTGAAGAAATTTTCCCTCATTTTCTATGTTTTTATTTATATCTTCAAAATTACTATATTTTGTAATACTCATAATCGTTAATATGATTTAGGATGTGCGATTCTTAATATAGTTGGGTACTCTTTGGTTTTATTACTACCATCAACTCTTTGAATACTTATGTTTAAATTACCAGCATGCTCTACTGTATTATCTCTTTTACTCCACTTACCCATGCCAGATGGTACAAATTTTAATACTACTTTTTCACTTCCACCCGCAGGTATGGTTATATTAGATGTTGGTATTGCAAACCAGTTTCTTCCATCAGAAGTATTATGTACTATATTAAGTACAACCTCATCGGTATCATTATTTGTAAAATCTAAAGTTTCACCGGCTAACCATTCGTATACCTCATCTCTAGCGTTTTTGTATTTTAATTTAATTTTAGGTTCATTTCCGGTAGCTGATGGTGTAAATTTAACAATAACTACATCATTTATCACATCACCACCTACTGCTGCTGCTAAGTTTGTTGCAGATTGTTGAATTGCCTGTTGGTTTTGTACTGCCCCTAATTGAGATTGCAATCCTTCTATTATTGCGTTTAACGAATCAACTAATTTAATCAATGATTCAATCTGTGCTTTGAATCCTGTATTTTGTGATTGTAACGATGCTCTTAATATGGATTCTTCTACTGATTTTTGAACTGCATTTTGTATTTGAGTTGCAAAGTCTTCAATTGTAGTTGATAATGTATCCAATTGATTTACCAATACATCATTTGATTGTTCAATTGACAATCTATTATTTATTTCAGATTGTACCTGCGATTCTAAATCAGATATTGTTGTATTTAAATTTTGTACTTCCGTTGTTAATGTATCTACTATTTTTCGTAAATCTTCATTATCAACAACCTGCTCATCATATAATGGCTTTGGTACTAAATCTTTTCTAATAATTGGTATATTAGGTTTTAATTCGGTAACTTCTACATTTATTGCTTTTACTAATTCTAAATTATCGTATTTATCTTTATGTAATTCTTTAAATATAAGTGAACTCGCAACTTTGGTATCATCCACAACGGTTATTCCATAATCGTTTTTTGAAATGGCAGCAGAACCGGAAACTTTTAAAATTTCTTCTAAAATTTCTTTTCTTTTTTCTTCTAATTTTTGAGCAATTGCTTCTAACGATGTTGGCATTTTATACTATTTCAAATACTGATTTATCATCAATTATATATTCTATTCCACTTTGTATAATTTTTAATTTTAATAAGTAAGTTCTACTAATTGGTAATGTATGTAAATTCATAGTAAAATAACTGCCACTAACATCACAACTTATTTTTGTATAATCTCCAAATGGATATATTATCTCCTTTGTTACATAATCTTCTAATTGATAATAAGATGAACCAGATGGCAAATAACTCGTATTATCATAATCAAAAGTTTCACTAAATGTCCGTAGTGGGTATAATTCTCTACCTTTTACACGTATCTTAACTTTACCATTCTGTGGATATTTTGATTTTAAATTAGAATAAACTATTTTAAATTTTTCTTCTGGTATTACTGATAATGAACCGGTTATAAAAGAACTATCATCCCAAACTAATTCTAATTTTGGTTCATATATAGTATGTGTTTCTTTTGAAAAGAATTTTAATACACCATAATCTAATGTATTTTCTTCGTTTTCTAAACTGTGATGCATTATAAATCCATTATTTGGCAATGAACCACTAACCCATTTGTGTACTATATTAGTAACATCCATTCTAACATCATCTAATTCATAATTATATGATTGGGATGCCATAGATGCCGTATACCAAGTACCTCCTTCTGCATTTGCTGAACCTGTTGTTCCTGCTGCAAAAACGGCAGTACCACCTATTACATTATCTTGCCAACTATCTACACCATTTCTATATTTCCAACTTACCCCATCCGTACTAACATTATCAAATTTAGTACCAGTTCCCATATTCCAACTTTGAGAAACCGCATTTGCATATATTGTATATTCTAATGGAATCTCTTCTGAATTTGCAGAACGTAATACTAAATAAGTTGACCAACTTCCGGAACCTATTGATTGTATTTCGGATTTAATTGAACCCGTATCAAATTTAATTAAAGCTCGAGATATATCTTTAATAGAACCATAATACAGTTTACCTACTTCTAAAATTTCATCTCTACCGGCATTTTGATCCGGTTGTTGAAGATATATACTTGCGTCAAATGATGATGTGAATAATTTATGCATTACAATGCCCTCCCCTTAATGTCTTTATTTGGATACTTAACTTCAAAAACACACGGATCAATTGATGGGTATACCATTTTACCAACCGTTGCTTCGTCAATATTATAACGATTTTCAGAATAGTTTTCCCCATTATCAGATTTACATATGTTATATACCTTTACAGATGGTACACTCATTACACCTTCTACATTTGCGAGAAGTAATTCTACTTCTGAAATGTTTATTGGCTTATTAAACGTCCATTTATCTATATTAAAGTAACTTTGTATTTCTGTCAAACACGCGGTTAATACCTCTCTTTTATTATAATTAGAATAAACTATTATTTCAAAATCTACTCCAATATTTACAACAAACCCATCTATAATGTTTACACCATCCGTCAACATTCTATATTCACTTATATAGGTTTTTAAATTTTGTTTAACTGCGGAATTTAATTGTGTAAGTTTTTTATCACCATCGTAGGCGAGTACATACATATTTATTGCGAATGGATTATTTATTTCAGATATTGATGTTTTCTTTTGAGATAGATATTTTACTAATTCAGTTTGTATTTCAGATTTAGATTTATCTTTTAATCCTTCTACTACACCAACAAATTCTGCTATATTTTTTGGAGATGCTAATATAGATGATGGTGAATTATTATCAATCTCCCCATCAGGACTTACATATACTTTTGCAACACTACCATATCTTTCTGGCATTGATAACGCACGTACTATATAATCCTGTCTTGTTACTGCTCTATTTTGAGAACCAAATGTTGATAATGCGTTTTGTCTAATTTCTTCAATTGATTCACTATCTCTACCACCAACCGCTGCTTCTAAATTTTCTACTGCGATTGATTGCTTTATAGTACTATACAATGCTTGATTTGTTACTGATAATAAATCTTCCTCAAATTCTATTCTACGTATTGATGTCAAATCACCAACATTTACATTTGATTCAATCCCACCACCTATTAAGTATTTTACTTTTAATGTTTTATTTACAGGAGTTATTCCAAATGTATTTGTTTTTAAAAAATTAGATGGATCAATACCATCATTTAATCTTTTTATTGAGTTGGCTAATCCTAACCCTATATTTTTAGTATTTGGTAATATTAGTTCATCTGCCAAATTAGAATCACCACTTCCAAACTGCAAATCCATTGTGTTATCTGAATTAACTTTTACAGAATATCGGTATGGTACTTTTTGTACTTCTAAAATATATGGAACATTTGTCAAATTTGAACTTAACTGCCCGTTTTCTTCTAAATTAGGTTGTTCTACAAATACACTTTCTTGTGCAAGATACGGAACTTCGTACCATTTAACGTAATCGTCATCGGATGTTACGGATGTAACCTCTATAACATTGATATCATTTATAGTTACAAACGGATATTCTACATAATCACCAAACGTAAATTCAGTTTCTCTTTCTGTTGCAGATATTGCTTTTATTTTTTTTGTTATTAAATAAAAGGTAGGTTCACCTGATGTGGTATCTCTCTCATATACATCAATTTCTCTTTCAGTATTATTTGCAAAATCAACACTATCAACTGTTCTAAATATAATATTAGAATTACTAGTAGATGTTACTTCTAATCCATCTTTTAGTTTAAGATAATAAGTTTCATCTGGTGCATTAGTTACACCCAATCCTTTTGCTGGGACTAATTGGTATACAGTTAATGTTGTTACTGCGGGAGTTGTTACTTTGGGTTTATATCCCATAGTTTGTGCCAGTGCAACTACATTTTTTCTTTCTGTTGCATAGGATAGCAATGATTCTTTTAACTGTGTATCTTGATAGAATGTTAAAATATCACCAATTGCAGCCGCCTGTTCAACAAATACCATACCAGGCGATGAATCGCTGAAATCTGAATATGTATTTGGGTAATACGTTTTTGTAAAATCAATAAGAGTTTGTTTTAAGGAAGCAAAATCTTTACCAACATA